TTAGGGTTTTGTTCGTGGAGGGGATCCATTTTGTGGCGCAGGCGCTTTCCCCGTGGCGTAGCTGTTCTGCCTTGGGAGCTGGCCATTAATGGTATAGATGGGGCATGGCTGAGAAGAGCCTGGCGCTGCCAGCGAGCGTGTTGATGTGATCTTGACCAGACGCCGTGCCGGTGGGCTCGACGGCGTTCCGGGGCCGGCGTTTTCAGCCAGGCTGGGCGGATCGCAGACTTCGTAGCCATTGAATTTGTGAAGAGGCGTCTCTCGAGGCATATAACTCCCGGGAAACTGGAACCCGTAAGGGTTATTAAACCCGGCTCCATTATTCATGGGTAGTGGCATGGGCAGCATGACAATCGGTCTGCCTGCCCAATTCCCCTGTTGCCCATATTGTCCATATTGATGATTGCCGTAAGGGGAGGCAGGATATGGCGGAGCCGGCGGGAACTGACCAGGCGGTACTGGCGACCCATGCATAAGAGGGCCTGCTCCGATCATACCCGACGGGACCTCACCTGTGATTCCGGAACTCGCAAAAGAATCCGGTTCCTGAGCAGATGCCTGGCTGGAATGAGCCAGACCAGTCAAAAACAGCAGTGCGAAACGTTTGATCACGATGTCGCTGTCAAACCGAATTCGAGTGAAAAGGAAGGGCGAATACGATGCAATCATATACTGATCCTATTTATAGCACTCGTGTGGAAATATTCAATTCTTCCTGTGCCCGGGCGGTGAGACCATTACGACCGACATCAAGAGAAATAAAGGAAGCTAACTCGTCAAAGCTGAACCATCATGGATGTGGCCAGTAAAATTTAGAGTAACGCGAGAATTACCCGCAGTGGTGTCGCGGTTGTACGTATAAATTTTCCTATAAAACCTGTTGACATTCGGTAGTAACGCTGTACAATACGAATCCATATGGTGGATTGTTGTGCACGTAGTAAACATATTCGACGACACGACAGGAATCCACCAACAAAGATAAGCAGAGATCAAACCCGCGCGAGCGGGTTTTTTATTGCACGTTCGTCCAGGTTTCGCGTCGTTCATGTGACCCGGCTCTTCTGGCTCGGCGGGTATACGTAACGGTAAATAAAGTTGATGGTAGCTATCAAAACCCGCCTCGAGCGGGTTTTTTTGTTTCTACCGCGCTGTACGGGCGAACGCCTGCCAGCTAAGGCATGCATTTCCCCGCAAGCATGCATGGGCAGGTTTTTTTACGCAAGGCGATCACTACCCAACCATTAAATCAAATGATCAGTCCAGCAATCACAGCAATAATCATCGCAGTGCTGGCCGCCCTGGCGTTTGTCGGAGGATTCGCGGTAAGCGACTGGCGGTCAACGGCAGAGATACGGCGGCTCAATTCCGATAACGCCATGTTATCGGCCTCGAACAATAAATGCGCAGAGGATATTCAGTCGGTGCGCACCGCGATGGATGCCTTAATCGCAACTTCGGCAACAAGAGAGAAAAATGCGGCCACTGCGATGCGGAACGCGGGCGCGGCAGCGGCAAAACATGTCCGCAGGGCAAAAGATATACGCTCGCTCGGGCCTGTGGCGCCCCAGTACCATTGTGAAGCCATTGCACGAGAGCAGTCAGACTATATACGTACCCGCCGCCAGAATTATTAGCGCAGGTGTGCGACCCGCGCATCAACTCCGTGATGCTTGCTTTCCTGCTTATCTGTGAGATTTGAAAATGACACCTGAAACTCGCCCGATCTTGATACCCGTCGTTGTGATTCCCGTTCTATTGGCCAGCCTGTTAAGCGGTTGTGCCGGCAAGCCAATCATCCGAACCGAAGTCGTGGAAAAACCGGTCGCCGTGCCTTGCGCGGTGCGGACGCCGCCAGAGTGCAAGTCGCGGTATGCAACGGACCGGCTTTCAGTAAAGGACGATGCCTTGCTCATCAACAGGGCATTGCGCGCCGAAATAGAGGAACGATGGGCTTGCGAAATCAAGCTGCTGGCAGCGGTCAGAGGATGTGGCAAGGGGATGCAATCCACGCCCGAGACTGAACACAGCGGACTATGAGCGGAACGGAAAGTGACGCGGCAGCGAAAGGTCTATCAAGGAATTCCACAAGCACGGCCAGCACGTCATCAGGCCGAAAAGGCGCTCCGACAATAAAAACACCGGAACTACTGGAGGCGATCCTTGCCGGGATTTCTCTCGGCAAATCGGCACGCACAATGTGCGTCGAAGTTGGTATCAGCCAAAGGGTGTTATGGAACTGGCTGGCAAACGACCAGGAACTCATGCGCAATTACCTGCGGGCAAAGGAATTATGCGTGGACGCCTATGCGGAGGAGATCATCGAGATTTCGGATGACGGATCGCGAGATGTCCATATCGACGAGAAGGGACGGGAAGTCGTCAACCGCGACGTAATTGCCCGCGCGCAATTGCGGATCGATGCGCGCAAGTGGTACGCGGCGAGGCTGGCCCCAAAGAAATATGGGGATAAATTGCCCGTGACGCACGAAGCCGCTGATGCAAGGAAGCCCGTTATGCACAGCGTCGAGGTGACTTTCGTAGCACCGGCGGAGTCCGGCACGAACCCGGAGCCCCTGAAGCCGTGACCACCCTCATTTATCCTTCGTTTCGCCGTGGCCGTGCATAAAGCAGAGTTTCCTGAAAAACTGAGGTTCCTGTTCCATCCCGCGCGTTACAAGGTTTTATACGGCGGACGAGGCGGCGCAAAAAGCTGGGGCGCCGCCAGAGCATTACTGATACAGGCCGCAGCGACCCCGCTGCGCATCCTGTGCGCGCGGGAGTATCAAAATTCGATTGTCGAATCCGTGCATCATTTGTTGCAGGCCCAGATCAGTGCGCTCGACCTGGCCACGTTCTACGAGGTGCAGAACAGCATGATCCGAGGGGCCAATGGCTCGGAATTCGTGTTCGCCGGATTGCGCAACAATGTCGCTAAAATCAAGTCGTTCGAGGGTGTAGACCGGGTATGGGTGGAAGAAGCACAAACGGTGAGCAAGTCGAGCTGGGATACGCTCATTCCAACCATCCGAAGGGAACGCTCGGAAATCTGGGTTACATATAACCCGGAACTCGAAACCGACGAGACTCACCAGCGCTTCGTCGTACACCCACCCGCTGGGGCTGCAGTGGTAAAGATCAACTGGAATGACAACCCGTGGTTTCCCGATACCCTGCGGCGGGAAAAAGACGAACTCAAGGGTCGCGATCCCGATGCGTATCAGAACATATGGGAAGGGAATTGCCGGGTAGCGCTTGACGGCGCAGTCTACGCGAGGGAACTCCGGCAGACCCAAGCGGAAGGGCGCATCCGAAGCGTGCCTCATGATGCGGCGAAGGCCGTTCACACGTTCTTTGACCTGGGCTGGGCGGACAACACCAGCATATGGTTTGCCCAGACGGTCGGGAACGAGCTCAGGCTGATCGATTATTACAGCAACAACCAGATGCCGATACAGCATTACATCGGAATACTGCAAAACAAGGGCTATATGTACGGGACAGACTGGCTGCCGCACGACGCCAAGGCAAAGACGCTGGCGACAGGGCGAAGCATAGAGGAAATCATGCATGCGGCCGGACGCAAGGTGAGGATCGTGCCGAACCTTTCGGTTTCAGATGGAATAAACGCAGCGAGAACCGTGCTGAACCGTTGTTATTTTGACGAACAGAAATGCGCCGAGGGCCTGCAGAGCCTGAGGCATTACCGCTATGAGGTGGACAGTGACACGAAACAGTTTAGCGGGCGCCCATTGCACGATTATCACAGTCACGCAGCCGATGCTTTCCGCTACTTTGCGCTTTCTATTGAAGAGGAACGGCCGGTGGCTAGCGCCCGCGGCGTCCGCATGACCGGATGGCGTGCCTGATGGGAGCGCCCATTACCAGGAACATATCGGTCGAGGCCTATGACGGCATCTGCCGGGATATTCGCGAGCAACCCAAGTGGCGCCCGGATGCGGATACCGACTGCGATTATTACGATGGCGCACAAATCAGCGCCGAAGTCATGCAGCGGCTGAAGAATGCCGGCATTCCGCAGCAGGATTCGAATCTGATCAAGCCAACGGTTAACGCAGTGCTGGGATTGGAAGCCAGAAGCCGGACGGATTATCGCATCTCGTCCGATGACGAGAGCCAGGCCGAGATAGCGCAGGCGCTCTCCGCGAAGATCAAGGAAGTGGAGACTGAATCGCGCGCAGACCGCGCCATGTCTGATGCCTATTCGAGCATGATGCGCTCCGGCATCGGCTGGGTCGAGGTGTCGCGGGAGTTTGATCCGCTAAAGTACCCGTACCGGGTGCGCGAGGTACACCGCAACGATATCTACTGGGACTGGACCTCGCGTGAACCGGACCTGTCTGATGCGCGCTACCTCCGCCGGGACAAATGGGTGGATAGGGTCCAGGCGGCGATGATGTTCCCGGAGCAGTCCGCGCTGGTGGAAAACACGTGGAACGGGTGGGCAAAAACCGACGTTTACGACGGCACCGATACTCACATGGTGCGGGCATTTGAGGTCGAGCAGGCCTGGGGGCGCACGCACGAAGACTACCTGAACCGCAATGCGGGCATGGTGCGGCTTTCGGAATTATGGTATCGGCATTATGAGGAAGGATATGTGCTCGCCCTTCCGGACGGCAACATGCTGGAATATCGCGAGGATAATCCCTACCATGTGGCGGCGTTGACGCAGGGCTTGGTGCAGGCGCAAAAAACGTTATTGCAAAGGGTCCGGGTTTCGATCTGGCTGGGACCTCACAAGCTCATGGATTCACCTTCTCCCTTTCCGCACGGGAATTTTCCCTACATCCCCTTCTGGTGCTTCCGCAAGGACAGGAGCCGCGCCCCTTACGGCCTGATTCGGGACATGCGCGGACCCCAGGATCAGATTATCGATCTGGACATTCTGCTCTACGAGATCCTCAACTCGGTCAAGGTGGAGATCGATAACGACGCGCTGGATTTAAGCCAGAACACCTACCAGGAAGTGGCGCAGAACATCAGCAGCCTGCGTTCCATGACGGTATTGAATGCGAACCGCCGCAATGCGAACGGATTCAGGGTAACGCGCGAACATGCGCTCGCATCTCAGGTGTTTCAGCTTGTTCAAGAGCGCAAGCGACGCATTGAAGAGGTCGGTGGCGTTTACCGCGCCATGCTGGGAGCGTCGACAGACGCCTCCAGCGGGATCGCCATCAGCAATCTGGTTGAGCAGGGCTCGACCGTGCTGGCCGAGCCGAACGACAATTTCCGCTACGGGCGGCGCCTGGTCGGGCAACAGCTCCTGGCTATTCTCATTGCTGACCTGGCGGGCAAAACTTCCGCTATCGCCGTTAACCAGGGCGCTGGCCGGAAGCTGGTGTACTTCAACCGGCGAGTAATCACGGATGCCGGCCCCGAACTGGAGAACGACGTTACAACCGCCCAGGTCAAGGTGTTGCTGGAAGACATTCCGGCCACCCCCAGCTTCAGGGCGCAACAGCTGCAGGCGTTCAGCCAGGTGGTCCAGTCGGCCCCTCCGGCTTACCAAAAGGTCCTGTATCCGGCCATGCTCGAGCTGTCTGATGTACCCAATCGGCATGAGCTGGCAAACCAGTTGCGGCAAGTCGCTGGCATAGGCGTTGGACCCAGCGGACAGGAACCGCAAAAGCAGTGACGCGGAACGGAAAGGCAATCACAAACTAACGGGATGGCTACGCAATGATTCGATTACTGTATGATACGACTATTGGCGGCGTGAGGTTCGGGCAGGGCGCACTTGTCGAACTTGATTCGGCAATGGAGGATGGGCTGATAGCGGAAGGCGACGCTACCAGGGCAATAAATTTTTCATCGATTGGCGTGCTCCCGGTGCGCATCGCTCAATCGTTCGCGCCGGTAATACGCAGTTCGGATAATGCCACAGATACCGGTTGGGTCATCCTTGCCTCCATCATTGTTCCGGCAGGAACGATGGGGGCGAACAGCAAGCTAGTCATTGTAAGCGACTGGACTTACACAAGCTCGGCGAGCGTTAAAACACTGGCCATGGATTGGGGAGGCAGTAACGTGTCAGGGCCGGCTTATACAACCACGGCGGGTACGAAGCTCATGATGGAAATTTTTAACGCCAATAGCCTGACCGCGCAAAGGATACTCAACACGTCCACCTTCGCGACTACCCCGTCGGCTCACACATCGACATTCAAAGATACAACCGCAAATGTCGCGATCGATCTCAAAGTGAGATGGAGCGCAAACATTGCGAATGAGAATATTACTCTGCTCGGCTATTCAATCTGGCATTACCCGGGGGTCTGATGGATTATCCAGTTATCAACGGCCGCAGTGAATCTTACCCGACACGGCATTATGGGGGGCATTACACGGGCGGATCAGTCATGACGTTTTGCGAGAACGCAGATTTGCTTGTACCTGATGCAAAGGTACGGGGAATGCCAAACTCGCCCGTAACCGTGTTATCTGAAAATCCGATTTCCGTCGCGCCCGAGTTTTTTGGAATGCACGCCAACAGGCGCGCATTTGATCGGCTGCCGGGAATCATGCTCAAGACCGTGCGGGGGCATGACCTCCAAAACGGGAAGGGACGCTGGAGATTCATCGAAACGAGCGACAATACGTGGACTTTCACCGATCTGGATGCGTGGGTCAATACCCATTACGACGCGGGAAGGGACCTGCTTTTCACGCTTTATGGCACGCCGACGTGGGCATCTGCAAGGCCCACCGAAATAGGGGCTTACGGGCCGGGCAATCCCGGTACCCAGGCCGAACCGGCGGACATGACAAAGTGGGACCGGTTTTGTGCCAAGATCGCTTCCCGGTACCGGGGAAAGATCAAGTACTACGAGGTCTGGAACGAGCCCAACATGTATAACGACGGCACCGCTCCTATCCCGGGAACTACTTTTTTCTTTTCCGGCACCTTCGCCAAGCTGGCTGAAATAGTGCGACGCGCGAACATAGCGATCAAGGCGGTGGATCCCACCGCAAAGATCGTGAGCCCCGCTGTCACGAACTGGGCAGCAAAGGCGGGGCAGAGCGCCGAAAACTACTTTACTGGAATGATGGCGGCCCCGACAGGTGACGGTTCGACAACCATGAAGGATTGGGTGGACATCGTTGGCGTGCACCTCTACCTGTCATCTGGCAACAGCACAGCGGATCTGGCGGGGATGATTGACCGGGTCAACGCAGCCAAGGCAGCGGCGGGCGTGTCGTCAATGGAAACATGGGATACCGAGAGCGCACCTATTGCGCCCAATGCATCCGCACTAAGTGATGACCAGCTCGACCGCTACCTGACACGATTCATGGTCACCGCAGCGGCGAAGGGCATTGCGAGGACAATGTACTATCAGTGGGACAATGACGTGATGGGATTTCGCGAAAGAATAAATATCGGCGGTCGTTGGAACGCGCTGCGTGAGCTGCTTCTTAGCGGCTCAATACTTTCCGCCTCCAAGTTGTTCGATGGAAGATTGATCTACAGGACCAGCACAGGAACCACCATCGTCTAGAAGCGTTATCTCTCACTGATCAGGCCGCTCTCGAGCGGCTTTTTTTATTCCAGATTCAGTTGTACCGATTTGGGTGCCACTGAAAACGGGGACGCGCTCACGGCGAGACCGCAGTTTTATCAATCCTGCTTCGGCAGGCCCGCTCACTGGGTAAAGCAGTAGGAGGAATGATGGAAGTCGAACAGCTTACGGATGAACAAATCGCAAACCTGACGCGGGAACAGATCGAGATGCTCGAGAACGATCCCCATCAGCTCGTTGAGATTCTCGGCGTAACGAACTTATCAGGAGAAACCCGCAGAAAAAAACCTGAACGGGAAGAAGACGGCAGCGAGCCCGACAACACCAGCAGCCCCACAGATGAGCTTGACCCTGTCGTGCTGAACAAGAGCGGAAAGGGAGTTATTCCTTACGAGAAACACAAGCAGTTGAGGGTGGAGAATTCAGCGCTACGCGAGCAGTTAGAGACCGCACAAACGAGTCTCGAAGAGCTTCTGAAGCAGAAGGACGAGGCGAAAGGGGCTGACATTGCCGTAGCGGATGATGCAATTACAAAGCATCTTGAAGCACTGAAACGGGATATGCCCGAACTCCACCAGGTAATCAGTGCTGTGCTTGAAGGGAGCCGAAAGCAGGGCGAGAAGCTGGAAAAAACGCTTGAAGAATTTAAACGCGAAAAGGAGGAATCCGAACGGGCGAGTGAATCAAGCGTAGCCGAGCAGGTTGCCGAAGCGAAGGACAATAACCCCGATCTGGTGCACTGGGAGATCAACGATCCGGAAGCCTGGGACGAAGCCTTGAAGCAGGATGAAATTCTGCGGACCAATAGCAAGTGGATAAACAAGCCCTACGCTGAACGGTTCGATGAAGTCGTCCGTCGCGTCAGAGCGGTTATGCCCGAAGCTTCGGCACCAAAGAAAGCAGCCGATCCGGAAAAGCTTAAAGCGGACGCGAAAGCAAAGCTTGATGCTGCTCCGGTGAGGAAACCCACAACCCTATCGGATATCCAGGGCGGAGCCAATCCAGCCTCTGAGCGGGAGCGACTGGAGAATTTGAGTCCGTTTGAATTGACTCAAAAGCTCATGAAGATGCCCCCGCATCAGTCGGCAGCCCTGAGAGCCGAACTTGAATAAGGATTTTTGCAATGGCTGAAACAAGCATAACAAGCGGCAGTTCCCTCGCAATAAAACATTACAGTGCCGCCCTCTTCGCCAATACGCTGAGGGGCGCCACGGCAATGGAAAACCTCGTGGGACCGGTCGAGCCCACCTCGGCAATGCAGAACATCGCGGGTCAGACACAACCCGGCATGCCGGTGGTCCGGATCGATAATTTGATGAAAGGCGCGGGTGATGCCGTGTCGCTGGATCTGGTCGATACCATCGGCGGTGAGCCATTGATGGGCGACGTCAACCGGGAAGGCCGGGGCAGTGCGCTCTCGTTCTCTTCAATGGAAATCAAGATCGATCTGTCGAGCAAGGTGATCGATGCTGGTGGATCGATGTCGCAGCAACGCACCAAGCACCAACTGCGTGAGATCGCCCTCGCACAGCTGTCCGGCTATTTCCCCAGACTGAGCGCGCAAACCGCGCTGGTGCATCTGGCCGGCGCCCGTGGATCACAGACGGGAAGCGATTGGGTGATTCCGCTGCAATCCGCCACCAACTTCTCCTCGGTAATGGTGAATCCGGTCAAGGCGCCGACCTATAACCGCCATTATGTGGTCAATGGCGCTAATCTGACGCAAGGCGGGCAGCAGCTCGGGTCTATCGTTTCTACCGACGCCCTGAAGCTGGCGCATCTGGATCTTCTCCGCAAGAAGATCGACGACATGGACCAGCCCCTGCAGGCGGTAAAGCTGGCCGGGGACCGGGCAGCCCAGACCTCGAAAATGTGGGTCTTCCTTGCCACGCCCAACCAGTATTCCATTCTTCTGTCGGAAGGCTCGCTACGCGCGTTTCAGCAAAATGCGGTTAATCGCGCCGCTTATCTCGACACCCGCCATCCGCTGTTCGCGGGCGAGGTCGGAATGTGGAATGGCATCCTTGTAATCAAGAATGAGCGCGCCATCCGCTTTTTGCCCGGGGAGTCCACCAAGGTCGTCACGGCCCTCAATGCCGCCACTGCGACGGAAACCGACCAGGTTATCAACGCCGCGCTGGCCTCCGGGTTCGCGGTGGAACGCGGCTTGCTGCTCGGGGCACAAGCACTCGGCGTTGCGTACGGCAAGACCAAAGTCAGTGGCATGCAGTATGGCTGGAAAGAGCACTGGTACAACTTCGAAAGCAATCTGGAAGTCATGGGCGAGGTGGTGTATGGGCACATGAAGACCCGCTTTTCGACGGACGATGGTACCGGTTCCAGGGTTCCCACTGACTTTGGCGTTATCGCGATTGATTCCGCCGTGCCGCTCTGATCCATATAATCGGCTGTTATTTAGATTTAATAATCAACTTTAATGGATAATCTTAAGTTGATAATTTTTAAGGAGTTTAAATGGCTACGCATAGCGCACCAGATTTGAATACCAAACCCTTGCCCATGGGCGGATATGGCAATGCGGCACTGGTTTATGGATCGGTTACACCCACCTCAGGCGCCGTGGCAAGCGTTTACCGCCCGGTCAGGATTCCGGCGGGCATGACCGTCACCGGGCTCAAGATCAACAATGATGACCTGGATGCGGGCGGAACCTTATTCGCGGTAAAAATCGGCTACACACCGGTTAGCGCTGCGGATGGACCTGTGGGCGATGACGACTACTTCTCGCCTGCAACGACGATTCTTTCCGCACCCAACCTTACCGACCTGCGTTTCCCGCCACTCAAGTTCGAGAAAGATGTGTACGTGGACCTCACCGTCACCGTTGCGGCGACAACGTTTGTCGGAGGCACGATCACGGCAATCGTTACGGGAGATGCCACCGGCGTCAAATAGCAGGCAGGCATCGCGGCTCAGCGCGATCAAACGGGTGACCTCCGCCGAAAGGCGCGTCGCCCTTTTTTATGGAGTCAGAGAATGCCGCAAGTGAAATATATAGGGTCAAGCGTCAAGACGGACAGCATCAGCGGAATCGGGCTTCGCTGGGAGCCCGGCCAGGTACGTAATGTGACGGCAGAGGTGGCCGAACGGCTGCTCGCGTTTACCGATACCTGGGTACGAGAGCAGGCCGGGAAAGCACTTGATGTTGAACCGGTCGGGTTGGCGGAGGCAGAAAAACCAGTTGAAGAACCGCTCCCCGTCATCGACTTTCACGCCATGGATAAGACGGCATTGGTTGAGTTTGCCGAGGATAAGTATAACGAACGGCTGGATAAGCGACTGAGCGAAGAGACGATCCGGCACAAGGTCATCACCCTGTTCACTAAACACGAGATGGCTGACTGATGCCTTTTACCTGTCAATCAGTCGTGGACCTGGCCCGAATACCGCTTAACGATGCAGACCAGGCGCGGTACCCGGACAGCACCCTGCTGCTCTTTGTCAATCATGCCCTGCTGCAGATTCTCAAGCGTCGGCCCGATCTGTTCATAGGGCAGTTCGGCAACCCGCTTCATGGGCAGAACGGCCTGGCCGACGCCTTTCCTCTTCCCGCGGAATACGTTCAAACAATAGCGGATTACGTAACGGCAAGGGCCGAGATGACCGACGACGAGCACGTGAACTCGGGACGCGCAGGCGTATTCATGCAACTTTTTGACGCGGAGGCTCAGCCGTGAAGCTGTGGAGCGATCTATATGATCTGGTGACGCCGGATTTGCCGGGTTGTGCATTCGCAGCGGTGAACAGCGCCTTGCGACAGTCAGCCATTGTTTTCTGCGCGCAGTCTTTGGCGTGGCAGGAAGAGCATCCGCCGGTTGCGGTACAGGCGGAAACCGCGGAGTACGCTTTTATCCCGCCCACTGGGGCCGCAGTGCACGCGATAACGTATGCCCGGTTCAATGGGAAGGAAATAAGTCCGCATACGGGTGAACTCAATTTTACAACCAGAGATTGGCGCAATCAAACGGGGACACCCGAATACGTACTGGGTGGGCCCACATCATTGCGACTGGTACCCGAGCCTGACGCCGGAGGAACGCTGACCATCACCGTGGCGTTGAAGCCGTCCGCGTCTTCCGCAGGCATCGACGAGCACCTGTTCAACGAATATCGGGAAGCGATCGTTCATGGAGCCCTGGCGCGCCTGATGCTGTCCCCAAAGAAGCCTTATACCAATACGCAACTCGCGCAATATCATCAGCAGCAATTCTTGATCCAGACAGCGATGGCAGGAACGCGGGCGGCAAGGAATTTCACCCGCGGCCCGTTACGAACCGCCATCCTGAGAAGAGGATAGCGCCATGGGGCTTCGGTTTTCAAATTTTGGCAAAGCGGTCGTCGCCTCGGCCCCCAACGGAACAGCCGGGCTGAGCTTCACGGTAGAGGCGGGGAAAGGGCTTCTTTTTCCGGCGCTCGGGGCGGGGGATTATTTTTACGGAATTTTCAAGGACGCTTCCGGCAACCGGGAAATCGTGAGGATCGAGGCGCGCAGCAGCGATAGCCTCACCATTGCGCCGAGCGGGCGCGGGCTGGACGGCACCGCGGCCAGAACCTGGGCGGCGGGAGATTATTTTGTCGCCGGTTTAACGAATGCCGCGCTGCAGGAGTCGCTATCAAATCCGGCCCTGATTGCGTTAGGGGCCCTGCCATCGTCTGCTGGCAAGTTACCATATTTTACCGGCAACGCCACGGCGGCGCTCACGGAACTGACCCCATTTATCCGGACCCTGCTTGACGATGCGGATGCGGCATCGGCACGGTTGACGTTGGGGGTGCCGACAGCGGTTGCCGCTCTCATACCATCCGGTACGGTCATGTCCTTTTTCCAGGCTGCCGCCCCGGTTGGCTGGACACAGATCACAACGCATCACAACAAGGCGTTGCGGGTAGTTGGTGGTGCTGGCGGCGGTTCCGGCGGCTCCGTGTCCTTTACGGCTGCATTCACCTCCCTAGGGATCAGCGGGGCTATCGGCGCTACTACCCTAACAACAGCACAGATTCCTGCGCACAGCCACGCAATTCCTTACGGCTTTGCCGGAGCAGACGCAGGCTCTACAGTGGGAACGACAAATAACACGCAGGGTGCCATCTCGACAAATAACAGTATCGGCGGCGGAGGATCACACTCACATTCTTTCACCGGTACAGCGATTAACCTTGCAGTGCAGTACGTAGACATGATTATAGCGAGCAAAGATTAATGAGAACTTGTGTAGCTGACTGCCCCCTTGGGGCCAAGTGCGAAGAGGTCAAGATGGAATACGGGAAACCGGTTCTCTATCGTTGCCCCTGGTATGTGCAGATTCGAGGCGTGGATACGAATACCGGTCAAGAGACAGGGACCTGGGGTTGCGCCATCACCTGGATGCCCACCCTGATGATCAACACGGCAAACGAGTCGCGTAAAAGCGTTGCCGCTATCGAATCATTCCGCAATGAGATGGTTAAGCAAGGCGCACAGACACAACAGATGCTGCTGGTGGCGGCACGACCCCCAAACCGGGAACAAGACGGTAAAACCCTGGAACAGGCCCAGATATGCGAGTAACGATCATTCGAGATGACAGTGTTGTCGGAGTGGACGGCGTATTCAGACGGGTTGACCTGTCGGCGTTGCCTGCGCGAATTCGCGCGCTGCAATGGAATGGCGTAAGCGGCCATGTCGAGTACGACCATGGTGCAAACACAACTTTGCATGATCTGGCGGCCTTCCAGACGTTCGTCGACCTGTGGAATACGGCTGCGCCGCAACCGCCCGTTCCTCCCGGCGCTCGGCAGATGACAGCCGCCGCGCTCGCGAGAATCGATAGCGCCTATGAGGCGGCTGTCAAGGCGATGACCAAAAGTTACCCTGGCGACGAAGTCGGGAGTTGGCCGCAGCAGGAGGCGGAAGCCCGAGCCTGGTTAATGGATTCAAGGGCCAGCACGCCCTGGATCGACGCAGCAGCTGCGGGGCGGGGAATTGACAAGGCCGCGCTGATTGCCAAGATCATCACGAAAGCGTCGCTGTTCACGCCCGCGCATGGTCAACTCACGGGCAAACGGCAAAAACTGCGCGATGAAATTATCGCGCTCGGCGACAACCCGACCCAACAGCAATTGGACGCGATTCAGTGGTGACGAGACCAACCATACTTCATCCGACTCAAACGCGGCGTTGCCGCGTTTTTTTTGCAACGACTTAATGGTTCTTATTCAAACATATTACTTCGGAGAAATCATCATGACCATGTACCAGCGCAAACGCATCCAGTTGATCAAGGAAGCGATAGATAAAAAAAACGCGGCAGCCGATGCCGACGTGGACAGTTTGCTTGAGCGCTTCATAGCGTCGAAATGGACCGCTGCCATATCGATTGCCGTTTTATCGGCCGCTGCCCTGTTTGCGGTTGTCGCCCTGTGGAATCTGTTCTGATCATGGCCCCCGACGATAGCGAGCAACGGCCTGAGAGGCGTCGCGGCCCTTCCACGTATACGCTGTCCTTTGGAGGAATTATCGCCGTAGCAGGTCTTGCGGCATCGGGGGTGGCGACATATAACTCCGTGCAAAACGACATCGCAAGCCTGAAACGAGGAGAACTTTACCAGGAAAGAACAAATGAGCGCCTGAGCGATGAGATGAAATCGCTCAGAATCGAGCAGCGCGAAACCATGAGGGAGTTCAACGAGAAGCTCGACAGGATCATCGATCAGTGGCCCCGGGGGAGGAAGCTATGAGGTATCTCCTCGGAGCCGTGTTTCTCGCCTCATGCACCACGCTAACGCCTTCAGCGATGGACAACGCATCAATCGAACAGCACGCGCCTGCTTCCACGCCTGCGCCACCGGTTTCCGAAAGCGAGCAGGAAGCCCGCAAGCCGAAACCCAAGGCGTCGTTGCCCACGCCGGCGCCCGAGGTATCGTCTTGCGCCAACCTGAAGATGCCAGACCTCAAAGAAACAATAAGGGCAAAGCTCGACTGTATTTCAGAAAACGCCAAATGATGTTCATGCGCCGCTGCGGCGAGACGCTGAACATGAAGGAGCGCTCAAGTGATTAAACCATCGATTACAGAATCACGGTCCGCATTGGCGGCGCTGGCGCTCGCCGCCTCAACACTGGTCGGGATTGCCCTGCATGAAGGTTATAAGGAACAAGCCTATATCCCGGTGCCGGGCGACGTACCCACCATCGGGTTTGGCACAACCTCCGGCGTCCGAATGGGTGACAGAACAACACCGGAGCGTTCCCTTGTCCGTTTGCTTGGCGAAGTCGAGGATGTTTATGCTGCAGGCGTTAAAAATTGCGTAACCGTGCCTCTCTACCCGCATGAGTTCGAGGCGTTTGTAAGGTTGGCCTATAACATTGGTGTGCCGACGTTTTGCCGCAAGGCCAAGCCTGGAAAGCCGGCCAATCTGATCGACCTGATCAATGCTGAAAAGTATGCGGAGGCCTGCGCGCGCATCGAGGCGTTCAAGTATGGGCCGGGAAGAAAAGTATTGCCCGGTCTTGTCAAGCGTCGAGCTGAAGAGCGGGCAATTTGCGAAGGAAAAAAATCCGGCGAACCTGCAATAGCAGTGTCCCGGAATTAGGATCTGGCCAAAGTGAGCGCTTTCAGAATCTCAGGTTTCTCCGGCTTGGTGCCAAGACTGGCAAAGCAGTTGCTGGCGCCTTATCAAGCACAGATCGCGACGAATTGCGATCTTACGTCCGGCGATTTGCGCCCTAGAAGCGGCCCCAAAGCGGTGTTCGCTCCCGTCATCAACAATGACATCGTTTCCATGTTTCGCATGGAAAAAGACGGCAACGAAAAGTGGCTGGCATGGGACAGGGATGTTGACGTGGCACGCTCTCCCGTCGCGGGGAATACATCGCGGCGCTTTTACTATACCGGAGACGGCGAACCGCGCGTCTCGGACTACGAAACCGCGACCCGGGGCACGGGGCCTTATCCTTCGGGTTGTTTTGTGTTGGGCGTCACGCCGCCACTTAAAGCGCCTGCAATATCCATATCCGGCGGAGCGGGAGCAGTGGTAACGCGTGCCTACGTGTGCACTTTTGTCACGCCATGGGGTGAGGAGTCGAAACCTTCCCCGGCTGCTACCGCGACGGCGAACGCCGATGCGGCATGGATGCTTTCCAATCTTGATACGGCCCCGCCCAATAGCGGGACGGTGACGGGGGCAAGCCGAAACACGCCGCTGCCGGGACATGTCGAGGTCATGCTGGACAGCGTTTTTGGCCTGCGGGCGCATGAGGAAATTACATTTGCATCGGTTTCAGGCATGACAGACCTGAATGCCACCTTTGCGATTCATAGCGTCAACGCGGGCACCAACAAAATCGTGGTGCCGCTTTCGACCACACAAATCTATATCGCAGGCGGGACGTGGGCACGCAAGGCTCCGCATAACACCCACGGGATGATCAAGCGGATATACCGCACGCTCTCCACGTCGGAAGCCACCGAGTATCACTATGTCGCTACGATTCCGGCAATCGCCACTGCCTATACCGATACGGCGAGCGACGAAGACGTCGCCTTGGGAGAAATTCTTCCTTCTGCCAACTGGGAGATGCCACCGGCCGACCTGAAAGGCATTCTGATTTTGCCAAATGGAGTCGCCGCGGGGTTTTCAGGCAACGAAGTCCATTTTTCCGAGCCCTTCAAGCCATACGCATGGCCCACAGCTTATCGCCAGACTTACGACCAGGACATAGTCGCCATCGGCTTCACAGGCACCACCCTGGTCGGGATGACACAGGGGAACCCCTTCACCATTACCGGGGTGGAGCCGGTGACAATGGGTGGGGGCATGGAAAAGCTTGGCGTGGCGTGGCCGTGCATGGCCAAGCGCGGCGTGGCGAGTTTTGCCTTCGGAGTGGGCTACCCCGCGCCGCAGGGGATGGTCATCATCGGCGCGAGCAGCGACATCGTCACCAACGACCTTTTCACCCAGAAGGAATGGTCGGAATTGAACCCGCGGACCTTTATCGCCGCTTCCGCCGATAACCGGTATTACTGCGGGTATACCATCGACGACAGTTCACTCATGTTCGTGATCGACAAGACCGAGAGGGCCTCTTTTATCCGGATCAATCAGCGCATCAGCTGTATATGGACGGACCCGGCCACGGGCAGGCTGTATGTGGCAGCGGAGAAGAAAATTTACGAATGGGAAGGTGATGCGGGAAGCAAACTTTCCTACGAGTGGAAGAGCAAAAAGTTCGTTACCACACCGCCGGTGAATTATGGCGCGGCCAAGATAGATGCCGACTTCGATGTGTCGGAGGCGGAATTGGCAGCGACACAAGCTGCCCATGACTCAGCCATTGCCGCTAATCGGGCAGTAATCACCCAACGAGGCATGGATGATGGGCTGGCTGATCCAGGCTTGGGTGAATACGCCATTGGAGGCGATGCGATGGATGAAATTCCGCCATTGATTGCCGACTCCCTGCAATTCCAGCTCTGGGCCGATGGCGCGTTGAAATTCACCAAGAAGGTCAGCAACAACCGAGCCTTCCGGCTTCCCGCCGGCTATAAGGCGGATAACGTGGAAATCGTGTTATCAGGCAATGTGAAGGTTACGGGCGCCGTACTGGCTGAGACGATGGATGGGCTAAAGCAGGCGTAGCGGGCGTAGGAGTATTGCATTGAAAGAATTGGAAGCGTGAGCCGCCAGCTTGCTGAGCGGCTTTTTTTATGGCTATCAGAAGGAGAACCAAATGGCGAAATACGCTCATGCAGATGTGTTGGACGGAGGTCTAAACGCAATACAGAATAATGCGACCCAAATGCTGCTGCTCAAGGCCTACTCCCCCGCGGACAATTACACCACCGTTAGCGGGAACGCGATCTGCACCGTCAACATGGCCGCTGCCGACTACACCCTGTCCGGGCCCGACGGAGCAGCGCGCGTTCTCACCGTTGCGGCCAAGAGCGGAACCGCATCCGCAAACTCCGGTCCTGCGCCGGACTTGCATATCGCTTTTACGAACGGCGCAAACAAAGTACTGATGGTGACAGATGAGACATCTGACCAGGTAGTGACGAGCGGCAACACCATCAACTTTCCTAACCTCACCTACACCAGCAACCAGCCGGCCTAGAGAACCTCATAGACCTCGCGCTACAGCCGGGGGCACCAGGCAACAGTGCGGCGATACCGGGTTGAGCTGGCAAAAAAGAGGATTTTACACAATGGCACTCATAAAAACGGCGAGAACACTCGTTTCGACCGCTTCAAATGCGGCAGGGGCCGCGACACGCGGCAGGCTCAACATGAATCTGGCGCAGGGCGGCGGGTTTTTGACAATCAAGATGACGAATGGCGTCACCGGGCCTGCGGTGCAATGTGTGTGCAATATTCTTGTCGCTCACAGTTCCACCTTACCTGCCGCGGCTTCGGCGGGAGCAGACTGGAAAATAATTGCATCGTATGGCGGTGGCACCATGCCCAACGCCACGACCGAGGTTGGCATCCCGATTGATCCGGCCATCATGTGCCTCGAAGTGGAATTCACCGGCAACACGGGCCAGGCGGTGACGGTCGAGGCATATCTAAGCGAACTGACCATGGCGGTTTAAGTGGCGCTATCGCTATCGCAGAGGTTTTTAAAACAGCCTCAGCATGCAGCGCCGCTGGATCCCAATCACCCGCTGTTCAAGGACATTGTATTCGCGTATTCCGCAGGGCGGGGGTTGCTCGACGGGAAGCATCCCGGCAAATCAGGGTCTTTTGCCGGGACGATGCTATATGGATATGGCGCAAACGGGAAACACGTCCGGACCGGCGCGGCGAACAGCCATCTGGCCTTCCCGAATATCGACGATTACAACGTGCTGGGCGAGGTCACGGCAGTTGCACTTATTCGTCAGGCTAGCGCAACCTCGCAAGGGTCAATCGTCCATAAGGCCGAGACATCCGGTGGAACGAACACGCCATTCGGGCTTCTGGTCGAATCCACCGGCGCGATATCCTTTAACAGATCCAACGCAGGCGGCAGCACACCCTTCCGCGTCTGGGCCAGTGCCGCCACCCTGGCGGTCAATCAACTAGCGGTGATCGCGGCCACGCAGGGCGGCGAAATATCCGTTCCGCCAAAATTCTTTATTGATGGCGGCTTCGATAGCGGAACCCCAACCGGGTTATACGGCGGCACCGGGACTGGCGCGCCGACGCCGACGTCCGTATCGCTGAAACTCGGCAACCGCACCGACAATTTTTCTCGTTTCAGTGGCGAGATATACGATGTCATCATCCTGAAAAGGGTGCTTTCCGCATCAGAGATTGCGGATCTGTCGAGAAACGTATGGGCAATTTGGCAAGCGCCTTCCAGACGGTTATGGGTTATTGCCGCGGAAACCAACCTAACCGGCACAGCCTTTGGGCAGAGCAATAGCGCCGGGCTTGGCAATATTGCCCAGGTGCACGGGCTTCGCGCCCCGGCCTCGACACAGGCAAATCCGAGCGGCGCAGATGCGATCACCTTGAGCATGGTCATTGACCTAGCGCGCGCTGAAATCATTCATGGAAATTCCGCCGGCACCGCGGGAGTTACCCAGAATCACTTTCTGCCGGCTGTGCCCATTGCCGCCCCCGTTCAGCATGCTATCTGGGCCACCGAGGCAGTCACGCAAAAACATATTGCTGCTGCCGCCAGCGCTAAGCAAGAAAATGAGAGCAGCGGCGGCAAAATTGCGCGCGGCATCGGCAATTTTGTCCCTCAGCCGGCCATCCAGCAGAACGCCAATGGAGCAGGGTCCGTCAGCCAGACTCACATTCTGTCCGGCATTGCCACCTTCGCTCAGCACGGCATCCGGGTGGCCGAGGCAATCACGCAAAACCATATTGCTGCTGGCGCCAGCGCTACGCAAGAAAACGAGAGCAGCACCGGCAAAATTGCGCGCGGCATCGGCAATTTTGTTCCTCAGCCGGCCATCCAGCAGAACGCTAACGGAGCAGGATCCGTCAGCCAGACTCACATTCTGTCCGGTACGGCCGCAGGCCAGATAAATAACGCCGCCGACGCGTCGCTTGGAGGCGAACGCATCATCGAGACGGAGCTGCTTACGCGCATCGCTTCAGCCCCTGTTGCGTCCGTCAAGAAACCAGGCATACCCGTCGGAACCCCGATGTGGCTGAAAACAACAATGGAAATTTTGACCGGGCGGCGCGGAAATCGCGTGGAAGTGCCCAAGTTCCAGGAATTGACTTTTTCCGCCGTTCCCACCAAAGGGGAGTGCGAGGCGTTATACCGCTATATCAATGCCGTCCGGCACTCACTGGAGCAGATCATTAAAAGATTGGACAGCTAAAAATTGAATACTCAACTTATTGCGTTGCTGAAGGCGAACATGGGTGTGCCCTTGACCTGGGATTTGGCTGCGGATATTTACGTCGCAGCCGGCCGGATCGAAACGTTGGTGAATCCGAGCAACATTGAACAGATTCGCCCTGTAATTTATGAGGACACGGTATTTGCGCGAGAGCGCATGGAAGATATTGTCCATGAAATGAAACTGCTTCATCAGGCCCATTGGAACGAGACGGAGGCGCATCGGCACGGGCTGGCGCTCAATCCCGACTATGACATGTTTTACCGTTACGAGCGTGCGGGCCGGTATGTTCTGTTCACCCTGAGAAACGATGGGAGATTACAGGGAAATTGCGCGCTGTACCTGGACAAAAGCACCCATACGCAAACCCTTATCGCGACGGAAGACACACTTTATCTGCTGCCGGAAGCCCGCAAGCGCGGCGCTGCAAGACAGTTTGTCGAGTACTGCGAAAACGCATTGAAGTCGCTGGGCGTGAAGGAAATCAACGTTTCCGTCAAAACAGTGAACAAGGCTGGGCGGTTTTTCCGCATGCTTGGCTATCGCCACGTTGAAAACGGATTGAGCAAAATATTGGAGGACTGAGATGTGCGCACCGAAGATACCCAGACCGGACCCGGCTATAGGCGAAGCCGCGAAGCAACAGGCGCAAATCGCGCAAGCAATGTCGGAGATCGCAAAGGATCAATTGGCGTGGGAAAGAGAACGGGCAAAGGTACAGGATCCGCTGGTTGAGAAAATCGTCAATCAGCAAATCGGCTCGGGCGACGCAAACGCCGTGCGGTCGGAAGAGCAATGGAAGATTTACCGCAACCTTTTCGCTCCCCTGGAAGAGCGCATGGTGCGAGATGCGAACGACTTCGACTCGGAGGAGCGCAAGGATCGGATGGCTGCACAGGCCGGGGCGAACGTGGCGCGAGGATACGAGGGTGCGCTGGCGTCAAACCTGCGCGCAATGGAACGCATGGGCGTAAACCCGAACTCCGGCCGATTTCAGTCCCTGACGCATGAAATCAACCTGAGCCGCGCAAAGGACACCGCCGGGGCGATGAATCAGGCCAGGCTCGACACAGAACTGCAAGGCATGGCATTGCGCGAAGGGGCCGCCAAATTTGGACGCAACATGCCCAATACGGGGCTCGCCGCTGATGCGGCTGCCCTGAGTGCCGGTAACTCGGGCGTTGGAAACCTGGCGGCAGGTTCGAGTATCCGCAACGCAAACATGAATTCAGCGCAAAACTGGCTCGGCGGCGCCACCAATGCAAACAGCTTGTCCGGGAATCTGTTGCTAGGCCAGCACCAGGCACAGCTCGATGCGTGGCAAGCGCGGCAGAATTCATTGAACAGTGCCCTGGGCGGACTCGGCAGCCTTGCCGGAACGCTGGGCGGCGCATACCTCATGAAAGGACTGCGCAAGGGGGGCGTCATACGAGGTTACAGGGCTTATACTTTCAAACCCCGAGGTTATAACTATGGATTGGCATCCCTCAAACGCAGGGGTTACACAGCGGGCGGCCTCCTGAATGGCCCAGGCTCCGGCACCAGCGATTCGATTCCGGCTGATATCGAGGGGGTACAACCTATCCGGCTTTCGAATGGCGAAGCCGTGCTGAACAAGAAAGCGGTGGAGCTCGTGGGAGAGGATTTCATTCACCGTGTTAATGCAGGAGGACTTGGCATGACAAAGGGGCGGAATGCAAACATCACGAACAAGGGAGATGGAAAATGATTAGCGGCCTGGGGGCATTTGCGGGCGGGCTATCCGACGGGATGCGCGTCGGCCAGGATATGAAATTACGGCAGCAATACGTCGATGAGCAGAAAAAAGCCAATGAGCGTGATGCGGAAGTGCATCAGGCGCGGATGGATGCGCTTAACCTCTACAGGCTAAAGCGCAACCGGCTGAGGGCTGCCAATGATGAGATAACAGCCGGATGGGGTCTGCCTGCCCCGCAGCGAGCGCCACCCATCGCGCCCGGGTTGAAGGACATATCAGCGAACGCACCAGTAATGAAACACCCGCGTGCCCCGGGGCTTTCCAGCGTGAACAAACGGCCTTCGCTCCCGGCAGTTTCATCCGATGAAATAATCGGCAAACGGATGTTGACCGGCAACCTGCTGGAAGACCCGGATGAGCTGACGCGCATGGCAAGCATCTATAAGAAACATGGTGTTCTGGACGAAATGGCTCCCTGGATGAACGAAGCCTATGGCGCAAAGAAAAGGGGTATTCCAGATGCGTTGCATCTATTGCTGAGTGGCGATGGCAAGGGAGCGGCACAGGTCCTGAGAAACGGGGGAATAAAGCTCGCCGACGACCCCGTGCGCACCAATCCGGATGATCCGCTAAATAATAGCTGGAAATTCAGTTTCGAAGATGGACGAGAACGAGATATTAATTTGAAGGGAATTGCAAGAAAGTTTTTCCCAAGTGACTATCTCTATCCTAACGGGATGAATAGCCCTTCTAACGAGGAATCGCTTACGCGATTCTATTAGATATGCTAAAGATATTTTCTTTAACGTACACAAAATCCCGGTCCAATTTCGAAATCGCAGCTAGGAAAGTAAGTGAAGTTCTTTCTTTCGGTAGCATCCAGTCATGTAGTTCAATAATCAACACGGGAAACCGATCGATCCATTCAGTATTCTTTGAGAACAGCTCGCTTTCAAATCCCTCAATGTCGATTTTTATTATGAAGGGCTCCAATTTCTTTGACTCTGCATCTTTAATAATGGAGTTGATAGAACGCATAGTTAAGTTTCCAGTGGGGTTTGCGGCAACTTGAAAGGCGTTATTGCCTAGTCCCACGTCGATTAGGGTCCCACGCGTGTCAGTACTTGCCACAGCTGCTTCATAAAACTCGACGCTCTGTGATGCATTGTTAATTCTCGCTTGTTGAATATTAGCTTTATCCGGCTCAATCGCAATAATGCTGGCGAAAGGATAGGTCTGAGAAAAATACTTCGTTGCTAATCCAATATTCGCGCCACAGTCGACAATTAGTGGAGAAATTCCTTTGCTCTCTAGAGTCTGGTAATACAC